CATCGCGCGGATGCAGCTCCTCGATTGCGTCATGTGGGAAGGCGACGCGAGCGCGGACGATTTTCGAACGGCGTGGAATTACTACCTGCAACGCGTCCGCGGCGACGAAGTGCCCGGCCGCTCGACCGCGGTCGCCGGCGACATTTCGGCCAGTGTCGAGGCGAATCTCGCGCAGATGATGGACGCGTTTGCCACGGAGAACATTGCGGAATTCGACGCGACCGGCGAGGAGGACGAGGACCAGGCCGCGCTCGAGTCCGATACGGTAACGCACTACGTCATGAAGGGCGGCCCGAGCCAGAACGGCTTCACGGAGCTCGCCAGCGCGATCAAGAACGCGCTCGTGGTCCGTGATGCGATCATGAAGATTTACGTTGAGGTGTTCACCGAAACGACCACGCGCGCCTATGGGAATGTGGCGCCGGAGGTGCACGAGCTCGTGGCGCCCGACGCGGAGCTCGTGAGTTACGACCCGGACGAGCTCAAGCTCGTGGTCCGCGGCTCGATCACGCATAAGCGTTTTCGCGCGACGTGCGTGGACAATTCCAATTTTTTCTATCCGCGAACATGGACCTCGCAGGACTTCCAAGAGTGTCCGTTTGTTTGCGAGCGGCACGAGACCACGCGCTCCGAGCTCGTGAGGCTCGGCTACCCAAAAGAGAAAGTCGCGCAGATGACGCCGGTTGCGAGCTATGGCCGCAATCCAATCAACACCGTGAAGAACGTCCGCGGACAGCCGCGCTATAACGTGGTACTGGCCGATCCGTCGCTCGACACGGTGGAATGGTTCGAGGCGTACATGCTCCTCGACGTGGACGGCGATGGCATTGCAGAGCGGCGCAAGGTGGTCTTTCACTACGATGACCACAGCATCCTAGGCAACGATCCGGAGGAGCTCGTCCCCTACGCAAAGGGCGTTACGCTCCTAATGCCGAACCGCTCCACCGGCATTTCAGACTACGACAAGCTTCGCCAAAATCAGGACGAGCACAGCGGCCTAAAGCGCGCGCTCTACGACAACGTAAACGCGGTCACAAAGAACCGGCTCGCGGTCGCCGATGGTCCGGTGAACGCGGAGGACATTGCGGACGGCCGGCCGAACGGTGCCGTGCGCGTGCGACTCGGCGGCGCCGATGGCATTGCGGACGTTCGCCAGGCCGTCGCCGCGCTCACCGTCGCCGACAACTCCGCGAACGTGCTCGCGAACATCGACGCGCTCAAGCGCGAGCGCTCGGAGCTCGGCGGCGCCGCGCTTGATCTCTCGAGCGCACAGGCTCAAGTCGGCGGCCCGAATGCGCGCCTCGGCTCGCAGGGATTGGATCGCGCGTATTCCGCGCTCGAGCAGCTCGCCGCGCTCAAGACCAAAATCGTCGCGCAAACGCTTATTCGCGGAGTGTGGTTGTTGGCGCATGCAACGATCCGCCGCAATTTCACGGAGCCGGTTCAGGTGCGCCAGGCGCACGGATGGCGCGCCTCAGTCCCCGCGCAATGGCAAGCGCGCAGCGCGGTCACCGTTCGCATCGGCATGAGTCCCGGCGAGCGCGCGCGCATGGCCGCGACCCTTGAGAAACTCCTCGACAAGCAAATCGCGCTGGCACAAATGGGACTCGACGGCGTGCTCATCGACGCGCCGAAGTACTACCGGACGTTGATGGCCTGGCTACGCGTGAGCGATTGCCGGAACCCCGAGCAATACTCGCTCGATCCGAACACGCCGGAGGCGCAGCAAGCGCTCAAGGGCAAACAACAGGCCGCGCAGCAACAGGAAAAACGCCGGCAAAATCTCATGGACCGCGCCATCGCGAACGAAGAAAACCGCACGGCGCTCGACAAGTACAAACACGATTCGTCGCTCGAGCATAGCTATTGGAGCGATGTGCTCGACTCCGAAGTGGAGGAGGCGAAGATCGTCGGCGATGGCACCGTGAAACTACTCTCGGCGCGCGAGAGCGTGCCCAAACTACCGAAGCCGGAGACGGCTTCAAAGGGAAACGACCGTGGACAAGATTGACGATGCACCGAAGGGCGGCGAGGCGGAGGAGACTCCGCGCCGCACTCACGTCCGGCCCGAGCCGAATAGCCGAACGAAGCTCGAGGAGTTCTCGACGCTGCTCCATTCGTTCGACAAGAAGCCGGAGGACGACGACGACCAGGCAGAGGACGACGACCAGGCAGACGGCGACGACGAGAGTCGCGAGGACGGCGAAAGCAAGCCTCGAAAAGCCAAGAAGCTAAAGACGCTGGACGAGCTCGCGGAAACGCTAGGCGTCAAAGCGGCGTCACTCTATGACGTAGAGATTCCGAGCTCGAGGGCCGGCGAGAAGCCGTATACCCTCGGCATGCTGAAGGATCTCGCGAAGGAGCGTGACGATTTCCAGTTAGCAACGTTGAAGCTCGAGGACGAGCGGCGCGAACATGAGCGCGAAAAGGTGAACGCGGAGGAGGAGCTCAGGCTCCAGCTCTCCGTTCTGCCGGCGGACCAACTCAAGCCGGAATCCGTAGCCAAGGTCCGGAAAATGCTCGAGGCCCGACGCGCGAAAGCTCGCGCCGAAATCCTCGAGAGCATTCAGGACTGGCGCGACCCTGTGAAACGCGAGAGCGACCTACAGGCCATCGCAGAGCAACTCAAAGGCTACGGCATTCACGGTGAGTTTCTACTCGCGAACCTGAGCGCGCCCGTGATGAAGTACCTCCGCGATATGCAACGGCTAGATGCGCGCGTGCGCAAAGCACTTGCGGCCGTGGAGGAGCGCAAGTCGAAGGGCAAGGGTCCGAACGCTCGCCGCGAGGGCGGCCGCAAGCGTTCCCAAGCCAACGGCGATAGTCGCGCCGCTCGCCTCGAGAACAACATAGAGGCTTTCCGAAACGCTTTCTCCGACCGCTCGAAGCACTGAGCGGCGGAGCTCAACACTCAACGAGGATTTATGAAACGCTTTCACTTGCTAATCACTCTCGCCGGCTGCGCCGTTCTCGCTCTCGCCGTTCATTTCGGTCTGCTCGCTCCGGAGCATGCCGCGCTGATCGGCTTCGCCGGAATGGCCTTTCCTTCGGACGCTATCGACGTGGTGGACCTCCGCGCACTCACGGACGGCGGGTTCGTGCGCGAGGAGCTCTACAAGACGGTTTTTTTCCTGCAATCGGTCGCGGACACTCCGTTCTGTAATTTGGTCGGCACGGACACCGTGGACTCCGACAAGGTGGAATGGGCGTTCGATGATGTGCGCGTCGGCGTCAATAGCAACAAGAAAATTGCCGGCGCCGATCCCGCGAACCCGAAAACGCCGACTGGCTCGCGCGTTATCAATCGCGTGCAAATCTCGGACGGTTACTTCGCCGTGAGCTCGACCGCGCGCCTTAGCAACACGCTTGGCAACGGTGACCAGCTCGCCTATGAAACGCACAAAGAGCTCATGGGTGTCCGGCAGGACGTGGAGGCCGGAGCTCTATCGAAGCTTCCGAGCGTGATTGGCGACAACAACGCGACCGCGCAACAGTCCGCCGGCTTCTCGGCCTGGCTCAAGACGAATGCGCTTTTCGGCGCGACTGGCGGCAACGGCGGATACAACACGGGCACGCATGTTGTCGATGCGCCGACGGTCGGCAATGGCCGCGCGCTCTCGTGGGGAACGCACGTTCAACCGATGCTGCTCGCGGTCTACAAGAAGCGCGGCAACGTGCAATACATGATGGCCGTCCCCGAGCTCATCCAACAGCTCAACATGGCCATTGTCGCCGGAACGATCAAGGTCGCGGCGCCGCAGGCAATCATGCAAGCGAACAATCCGCCGGACGCGCAGACCGGCCAGGGATGGTTCTCCGGCATCATTTCGGACTTCGGCTTTCAGATCACGTTCGTTCCGAACCGGACGCAGCTCACCTACGCGAGCGCGGACGCGCAGACGTGCACGGATCTTTTTGGCTTCGATCCGCAGCGGTTTGCGATGTGCTACCTGCAAGGGTGGAACGTGGTGGACCTCGGCAAAAAGTCGGCACTGCGCGACGAGCGGCACATCGCCGGCCAATGGTGCACGAAGCCATTCCGCGAGGACGCTCACTTCGTTGTCCGTTACGTGAAATACGCCACGGCGGTCACGGCCTAAAGGACGAATCAAAACGCGCGCCGGTCGGCTTCTGAGGACGACCGGCGCGCGGACCGAGAAACCATGCGACTCACGCCACGAAACTCGCGCCCGAGCTCCGCGGTTCACGCCGCGCGGCGCGAGCAAATCCTCGAGCTCAACAAGCGAGCCCAAGCCGAGCGGCGCGTCCATCGCACGCCGGGCAATGACGGCTATCTACAGTTCCGGATGGAGGAGCGCGAGTACTACTTTTTCATTTGGAAGTATCCCGAGCTCCGCCTCGGCGACGCGGAGGAGCGCAACCGCGCGTGGAAAAAGTTTCTGAACACGGAGGAGGGCCGGCCGTATCGCGTGAACCCTTATGAAGGTCGCCGCTCGCCGACGCACAAAGGGATTCTCTTACACCGTGAATGATCGGCGGCAAACGACCGTGCGCGAGCTCATCGAGGAGGCGTTCGGCTATTTCGTCCGCGTCGCGCTGCTCAGCATGTGCGGATGGGTCGTTTACACAACTAACGATACGGCTCGCGTTGTTCAGCTCCTCGAGTGGCGAATGATGCAAGTCGAAATAGCAGTGAGGGCGCCACGGTGAGTCTCGACTATAACGGCTTGCAAGATTGGGTCGTTGCGCGCGCCGTGCGCAGCGACTTAGGCCGCGTCGCCAACGGAGGCGATGGCTCGGTCGTGAACTTCGTCCGCGAGGCGGAGGCGTTCATCCGGCGCGAAGTCGATGCGCTCGAGGTGAGGACCACGCTCACGGATGCCGATCGCGGCGGGATCACAACGACCGGTATCTACACACTGCCGAGCTCGAGGGTGCGCGAGGTGCGCGCGGCCTATGCAACCGACGCGACCGGCCAAAGCTATCCGCTCGAGAACGCCGGCGTTGCCGGTATTCGCCAGATCCGCGGCGACGCGGACGTTTTCCATTATGCGGTTAGCGGGCAGACCATCGAGTTTCGCGGCATCCCGGCCGCCGGCGCCTCGCTCGAGCTCGTCACGCTCGGATGGCCGGACGCGCTCGCGACCACCTCGACAAACCTGCTACTCACGGAGCACGAGGATATTTACACGTTCGCCACGCTCGCAGCGCTCTATGAGTATACGCAGGACGTGGAGCTCGCCGACCGAGCTCGAGCAGTCGCGCGCGACGCCGCGTCGGCATTCAACAAGGCCGTCCGGCATCGAATCGGCGGCAGCTCGACTCTGCCGTTTTATAACTTCGGCCAGATCCGCACATCGAGGAGCCGCTAACCGTGGGGCTAGAAACCGCAACATTCATCAATGGGCTCGTGTCCTCGAACCCGGTCGGAGCGACCGATCCCAAGAGCCAGGGGGACGACCACATCCGGTTGCTCAAAGCGACGATTCTCGCGACCTTCGCCGCGATCACGGGCGCCGTTACAGCGAGCCATACTCAGATCAATCAGACGTGCGTGGGTACGGGCGGCACCTTCCCCGCGATCAACGGCTCAGCGCTCACGAACCTGTCGGCCGCGAACATCACCGCCGGCGGCACACTGCCCGCGCTTAACGGCTCGGCGCTGACGAATCTGAACGCGTCGAATCTCGCGACTGGGACCGTCGCGGATGGTCGGCTCTCGGCCAATATCCCATTGCTGAATGCTGCTAACGATTTCTCCGGCAATCTCACGGTGCACAACGGCTTTGCGTTGAATATCAATGCGAGTGCTGGCGCATCGGCGCTGAAAATCGGCGGATTCGACGCGATGCAGTGGAGCGGGTTTGCGTTGCGCCTAGGCGGTATGACCGGCGGCCAATGGACCTCGATCGGCCTTTACACAAACGGAGCTCTACAGGCCACTATCGACAGTGCCGGCCAGGTATCAACGAACAACACGAGCGCATCGGAAATCGGAAAGATCGGCGTGCCGATCCGCAACGTTACGGTGACCGATAATACGGCCGCAAGTGACCAGGGCGGAATCATCCGGTTCACGGGCGGAGTCGGGCAGACATTCACGCTCGACGGCGATCCGCCGGCCGGCGCGACGCTGACGCTGATAAATACGTCCGGAAACAATTGGACGATCGCGGCTAGCGGCTCGGTGACTCTCAACGGCACCGCCGGCTCGTTTACTCACGCGACCGCGCGGATCTACTACATGCGGCACCTCGGCGCCGGCGTGTGGATCGGCACGGGACTCTAACGAGTCCGTGTGAGCTATCCGAAAAAAACGCTCAAAGTACGGCCGACGCGCGGCGTGGTCCTCGACTTGCCCGCGAACGAAGTCGCGCCGGACTTTTACACGCAAGGTCGCAACGTTGGATTCCGCAACGGCTTCGCCGAGCGGATCGGCGGCCGGCGCAACGCGTACACACAGAATGACGTAAACCCGGTTTTTCATCTTCGCAACGTGCGAGCGCCGGGCGGAGTTACCGAGTCGAATTTCTGGATAGTGTTTGGCACGGCCTCAATCAAGGCGCTCGAGACTTCCAACAAATCGACCATCACGGGCGCCGCGCTCACGCCGGTCACGAGCCCGTGGCAATGGAGCTCGACACTGCTGAACAACATTCCGGCCTTTACGAATGGCGAGGACGCGCCGCGCTACTGGGCCGGCGATGTAGGCACGCCGGCGGCCGCGCTCCCCGGATGGCCGGCCGGTACGATTTGCAAGTCGATAGTCGCGTTTAAGTTCCACCTATTCGCGCTCGATATCGACTCGCCGACCGCACACCTCGAGTCACAAATCATGTGGAGCGACGCGGCCGCCGCGGGCACCGTGCCCGCAACGTGGACCGCGGCCGTGACGAATCAAGCCGGCTCCGCAATCCTCGCGGACACGTCCGGCCCGTGCATGTGCGGCGTGCCGTTGCAGGACACACTGCTCGTGTTCAAACGCTCGAGCACCTACGCCGTGAACTATCTCGAGGGAAACCCGCGCATCTTCTCCGTGCGACTCCTCGACGGAGCTCGAGGAGCTCTCACTCGGCACGCGGCCGTGGATGTGGGCGGCAAGGTGTTTCTAGTCGCGGACGGCGAGATATACCTAACGGACGGCGTGAACTGGCAACCGATCGCCGGCGGCCGCATTCGGGACTATCTATTCGGCCAGCTCGATCAAGCGAGCTACGAAAATTTGTTCGTCATGTTCGACCGCGCCAAGGGTGAGGTGTGGGTCTGCTATCCAACGACCGGAAACACCTACTGCAACGAGGCGATGGTTTACGCGCTCGCCGCGGACGCGTGGAGCGCGCCGCGCGACCTCACGGCCATGACATGTGGCGATGTGGGGATCATCAACGACACGGCGCCTAGCGAAGCCTGGGACGTGGACGCGGGCACTTGGGACAGCGACGCGTCGGCATGGAACGCGGCAAACTTCTCGCTCGCCGTCGAGCAGCTCATGACCGGCGGCAATTCGGCCGCGCTGTACGTCGAGAATGACGCGACGGCGACCGCGGTCGCGGCGAATGTGTTTCGGCACGATCTCACGTTTGGAGCTCCGGAGCGCATGAAGTTTATCCGCCGGCTCCACGTCCGCACGGACGAGACACCGGGGACGCTTTACGTGCGCGTAGGAGCTCGCAACTCGATAACCGCGCCGATTGCCTGGGACACGGAGCGCGCGCTCATACCGCCGGCATCGTTCGTTAATGTGCGAGCTCAGGGCCGGTTTATCTCTTACGAGGTGCGCGGCCAGGACACGGACATATGGGGAACGAGTGGGTGCGATCTCGAGGGAGATCTCCGCGGCTATGTATGAGCCCACCTCAATTCCGAGCGACGCGCCGCCGGGCATTCGCTCGTGGCTCTCGCAACAATTCCGGCGCGTCGCGGACTCGCTGCGAGCTCCGGAGGTTAATGGCCTCCGGTTCTCGATTCTCACGGCGCCGCCGGCGACCTTTCAGAATGGTGACCTCGTGTTCGCCGACGGCACGAATTGGAACCCTGGCGGCGGCGCAGGTCTTTACCAACGCGTCGGCGGTGCATGGTCGAAACTTTAGGAGCTCGCACGAATGAGCGGATCGTTTAGCAAGCAGAAAAGTACTCAGAGCTCACAGCAGAGCTCGCTCGGTTTCTCCGGCTCGAGCAGCTTCGGCCAGAGTGCACAATCGGTTTTCTCGCCGGAGGTGTACGCGAAGCTATTCGGCGACTCCACGGACGCGGCCGCCGGCGTCGATAGCGGCGCGATCTCCGACACGGCGAAAACGTTATTCTCGAGCGGCCTCGGCTTTCTCGATCGGCTCGGCGGAGGCGCCGGCGCGGACGAGCTCGCCGCGCGCGCCGCCGGCGGGGACACCTCCGGCCGCGATGCGCAGCTCGACACACTGAAAACGCAGCTCGGCGATTTCTTCAAAGAACAGCTCGTGCCCGGCATCACTGACCGCGGCGTGAGCACAGGGACGTTCGGAGGAGCTCGCGACGCCGTGGAGCTCTCGAGCGCGGCGAAGGCCGTCGCCGGCCAGTTCTCCACCGGCGCGAGCTCGATCATTTCGCAGGACCAGGCGCAGCGTGATGCGGCCGCGGGCAAGCTCGCGGACGTGACCAACACCGGCGCCGGCGTCGGCTTGAACGCGTTACAGGCACTATTCGGGATCAGTCAGAGCGGCGAGACAGCCGGCCTCGAGCCGTATCAGATCCTCGCGCAAATCCTCGGCGGCCCGACCGTGCTCGGCGAGAGCACGCAGGGCTCATCGTCTTACGGCTTCGACAGCTCGCAAGGCACCTCCACGGGCGCCTCGAGCGGGTTCGGAATCGGCGGCGGTATAGGTTTCTCGAAAGCGAGCGCGCATCCATGAGAGTTTGCGCGATCCTCCGCACGGCCGCCGGCGACGAGCTCCGCGAGCTCCTCGAGCGCGGCCTCGCGACCATGCCGAGCGTGCTCGAGCCGGCCGCCGCGGTCGCCGAGCTCGAGGAGCGACTCAGCGACCCGGACACGGCGCTATTCGTCGGCTCGAGCTCGTTTCTCATTGCAGAGAACAACTATTCGGCATTCGTGAACGCGTGCACCGTTGTCCATTTTTACGCCGAGCGCGCCGGCGAGCTCCGCGAGCTCCTCGAGGAGCTCATCGCGTTCGCGCACGCCGGCGGCCTCGAGCGATTCCACGGAGTCGATATCAACAGCCTATCGGAGCGCGCGTACCGGCGACTTCTCAAGGGATTGCCGCGCGCGCTCCGGCGCATCGGCACCATGTACGAACTGAGGGCACATGAATGTTCGATGATTTCAAGGCAGCGCACGGCGGCCTAGGGCCGGCGCAATTCCTGTTGGACCAAGCGACCGGCGGAGCTCTATCGAGCCGGCTACAGGTTCATGCGGTCGCCGATCAAATGGACTCGGCGCTCGAGGACGTGAACGGAGACGCGTCACTGTCGCCGGAGTTTCGCAAGCAAGCGCGCGACCTCCTCGCGCACGGCGTCTATGACGTGGGAACCGCTATCAAGAACATCGAGACCGTGCGCCAGGGCGCCGCCGATCAGCGCAGCGCGCAGGCCGGCTACGACAATTTCTCCGGCCTACAACAGAAGCTCCGCGGCCGCGCCGTGGGTCCGGACGACGAGGACCAGCTCGACACACTCGACGTGCAAGCCTCGACCGCGCGCGACATGATGCGGTCCCTTAATCCGGAGGTGGCGAAGAACGGCGCCGCGCTGTTCGCGAGCGTGCAAGGTGCGCAGCGCGATTTCGTGAAGGAGAACGAAACACAGCACATTGCGGCCGAGAACCTCAAGCAAGCGAACGGCATCGCGGCGGACAATCTACGCGCGAGTCGAGACCTCGAGCTCGGCAACAAGCTAGCCGAGCGAACGAAGCCACTAGACGAGCAGCTCGACGCTATGAGCACGGCGCTCGCTCTCAACAACGACAAGAACGCGAACAACACACAGCGCGCGCTCGCGTTCAACAACGTAATAACGGCGCTCGATCCCGGCGGCCGCCGCGATCCGGACGGCCGCTACGCTGGCGCGAACGGAATCGCCGTTCAATTGCAAAATGCTTACGACCGCTTTGCCGGTCTCAAAGACGAGGACGCATTTAAGACCGTAAACGAGATTATTAAGACCGCGGCGGGCTCGCTCGAACAACAGCGCGACCGCGCGATTGCGACCGCACATCGGCAGGCCGAGCTATACGGCGGAGATCCGGCGCGGGTAACTGCCGCAATACCGGCGCGCGCTCCGCTCGTGCCTCCGGATGGCGGAGACGAGTCCACGGCGCCGACCGGCGACGAGCATAAGCCGAGCGCGCTCGAGAAAGCGGCCGCCGCGGTAAAAGCCGGCGTCGAGACCGCGGACCAAGTGATACCGGAGCCCGTGAAAGTCGCGGCCGCGACCGGCCTCGGCTTCACGGTCCCCGAGCTCATCAAA